AACAAAAAATTAAATAATCATGTTGATATACGCTCAGCATGGGAAAAAGCTTTAAGAGATGCAGATATAAAAAACTTTCGCTTTCATGATCTTAGACACAGCGCAGCTTCTTATTTAGCCATGAATGGGGCTAGTCTTGCCGAAATTTCCGCAGTTTTAGGACACAAAACATTAAGTATGGTTAAAAGATACTCCCATTTTTCAGAAGCACACACCAGTGAAGTTATCAAAAAAATGAACGATAAAATTTTTAGTTAAAAATACACAATTCGCAAGAGCAAGTTTTTTTATTGATAACAGGATATTCAAGTTTATAACTTGCATGTATGGGAAGATATTTAATGCTTAAGTGAATTATATTTTTTTCGCCGTAAAATTTTCGGCAAGCGTTATCAACAATTACTGAGTCGTTGGTATACAATGTATTTTCTAAAGAGTCCCAAATAATTTTTTCTATATTATCATTATCTGGTTTTACAATTGGCCGAATTTCTTTATTTAAAGCAGCTTCTTTTTTTTTCTTAGACCAACTTTTCGGAACTTTTTTATACACTACGATATTGATTGCAACGGGTCCGTCCGTAATTTGCATTTGATTTTGTTTCATATACAAAGCAACAAATTGCGAAAATTTCTCTTCAAATTCTTTAGTTTTTTTCGGAGTATATGCGTATTGATGTTTAAAACACCACCTCGGCCGTTCTTTGCCGACTGCTTTCATTGGTATGTCAATCACAAAAACCGCCTAGGGTGCGTTACACCTGAGTGCAAGAAGGAAGATAGATTTAAAAATGCGATTGGTAACATTTAAAAACCCTGTAGGGTAAGATGTAACGCATGGGTTAATCTTAATCAATAAACCATTAATAGTCAAATATATTAATAATGAATAACTAAAAAGTTGAAAAAAATATGTATTTTGGCTAAAATGCAATCATAATGTTAATTGTATATAAAGAATTCAAGTTATAAAGAGTTATAAAAATGACTGAAAAAGTTAAAAAAAAACCGATGCGAGGCCAATTAAGCGCAAGAAATCCAAAGCCATACAAAACCGGACGACCTCCCACCACTTTAGAAGATTTGCCTAAAGATTGGCAAAAAATTATGCTAGATAGTGCAAAAGAAGGCGGTGGGGCAACTTCTTATATGGCTAAGCTTGAAATTGGAAAATCTGCGCTTGAAACATTATTAACTAATCATGAGCAGTTTCGAGACACTTACATGACTTGTCAAATTTTAGCTCAAGAATGGTACGAGTCGAAAGGGCGCGAAATGATCACTGGTAGTCAAGGTAATGCTACAGTCTGGAGCTTAAACATGACAAATCGGTATAATTGGCGATCATCTAGGCAGGAACACGTGGGCGATAAAGACGCACCGCTGGCACACACAACTAAAAAAACTGATCTTACAGAGCAAGAGCTTATAGAAGAGTTAGAGGCCAGGGGGCTACCTACAAGTATTTTCAAGGACGTTTAAATGCAACTTTCTGATATCGATTTATTAGAAAAACTTGCGATATTAGAATCCAGAAAATCATTCTGGGCCTATAGAAGGTATATAAATCCATCTATGAAATTGGGATGGTGGCAAAGAGAAATAGCACAAAACTTACAACAATTTTATGAGGACTTTGTCGCAGGAAAGAAGCCAAAGCTTGTTATACAAGCCCCGCCGCAGCACGGTAAAAGCGTTATTGTCATTGACTTTATAACGTGGATATCCGGCAAAGACCCAGATTTAAAAACCATATTTTCTTCATTTAGTAAGCAGCTAGGCTCTCGCGCTAACTTAATGTGTCAACGAATTTATACAACACAAAAATATCAAAAAATATTTCCAAACACGAAAATCGGCAAAATGGGCGTGCCCGTGCCAGGTAGCACAAAGCCCATAAGAAACCGTGAGTTTGTCGAGTATGTAGACAAAAAAGGTTCATTTAGAAATACCACAGTTAAAGGCGCAATTACTGGAGAGTCTTTGGACATTGGCATAATTGATGACCCGATTAAAGGTCGAGATGCCGCTAACTCCGCACTTAATCGTGACAACGTTTGGGATTGGTTTACTGACGACTTTTTCACACGTTTTAGTGAAGATGCCGGTATTCTTGCGATATTGACACGATGGCATGTTGATGACCCTATCGGGCGATTTCTAAAGTCAGATATTGGCGATAAGGTAAAAGTAATATCATACCCAGCCATTGCCATTAAAGATGAAAAGCATAGGAAATGTGGAGAAGCGTTATTTCCACAGCACAAATCTTTAGAGTTTTTGATGGAAAGAAAAATGCTATTTGATAAAAACTCGTGGGAGTCCCTTTACCAACAGAATCCACAAATTGTCGGCGGTGAAATAATACGCGGGTCATGGTTTGGCTCATACTCTAAGCTTCCTATTCTTAAACAGCGAATAATCTATGCAGATACTGCACAAAAGACGTCAGAAAGAAATGATTACTCTGTATTTGAATGCTGGGGACTTGGAAGCGACGGAAAGCTTTACTTGATAGATATGATCAGGGGGAAATGGGAAGCCCCGGAGCTTAAGAGGCGCGCTATATCTTTTTGGAACAAACACGCAGCTTATAAAACTAACAATTTCGGTCAGCTTAGACAAATGAAAGTTGAGGATAAAGCATCTGGCACGGGATTAATACAAGACTTAAAGCTTACTGAAAGATTGCCCATAGTTGGAATACAAAGATCGAAAGATAAATATACAAGATTACTAGATGTGATTGGATACATTGAGGCAGGTTATGTTATGCTTCCCATAGATGGTACATTCACAAATGATTTTATTTATGAGTGTGAGTCATTCACAGCAGACGACAGTCACAAACATGATGATCAAGTTGATCCAATGATTGATGCCATAAATGATTTATTAGCAAAAGACAACATAGTAACAATGTGGGAAAATATGATATGAAAATCTCCAATCCATTTAAGCGATCCAAAGTTTCAGATAGCACAACAACAAAAAACAAATTTTCGGATGGATTTGCTAATTTTGTATCAAGACAAGGGTACGGCGCAGACAATATGCTAACAGCCGGTGTTTATACATTTGATAATTTAACAAATGATCGGCTACAGCTTGAAGCTATGTATAGGCAATCATGGATCGTGGGCGCTGCCGTTGATAGCGTTGCAGAAGATATGACGCGAGAAGGAATTGTTATTAATTCAACAAACGAACCCGATGAAGTGCAAAAAATAACAACTTCATTATCGAGGTTGGGCATTTGGCGCTCGATCTTGGAATCAATTAAATGGGCGAGATTATACGGCGGCGCTATTGCTGTTTTAAATATTGACGGACAAGACCCAACCACTCCTCTAGATATTTCAAAGGCCCAGATGCTGGGTTACCCGCATATTACTCAATCGTGTCAAACATCAGCACAGGCGAATTAAGCGGTTTGACATATCATCATAGTAGAGTAATTCGTTTGATTGGTATACAGCTACCAACCTATCAAGCAATTAGTGAACAAATGTGGGGCGAATCAATTATTGAAAGAATGAAAGACCGCCTGGTTTCTTTTGACACTGCAACGATGGGCACAGCTAATTTGGTTCAAAAGGCTTACTATAGAACAGTAAAAATTGAGGGATTAAGGCAGGTTCTTTCATCAGGTGGGCAAGCAGAAGAAAACTTGCTTAAGCAGTTTGACATGATGCGATTTTTGCAAAACAGCGAAGGCTTGAGCTTAATCGATAGCAATGACGAGTTTGAATCACATAGCTACTCTTTTGCGGGCTTATCAGATGTAATATTACAGTTTGGACAACAAATATCTGGCGCGACAGGAATACCATTGGTTCGACTTTTTGGTCAATCCCCTGCCGGTTTAAATTCTACAGGTGAGAGTGATTTTAGGATGTACTACGACAACATTAAAGCACAGCAAGAAAGTACTTTGCGAGACGGGCTTATGCGTGTTTTAAAAACTATGCATCAATCGCTTTTCGGTAGAGAAACGCCCGAGGATTTTGATTTTGAGTTTGTTTCGCTTTGGCAGACAACAGACAGAGAAAAAGCCGAAATATCAAGCTCAATAGTTACACAAACAACTCTAGCTTACGATCACGGTGTCATC